AAACTAATGAAGAAGAAGTAGAAGGCGAGGAAGAACAGGAAGAAGAAACTCCTGAAGCTAAGGCTATTCGTGAAGCTGATGAAGCAGCTAACGCGGATAAGAAAACCAAGCGCCAGCTTGAGCGTATGCAGAAGCGTATTGATACTTTAACTGCTAAATCGCGTACTACAGAAAGCGAGAATGCAGAATTAAAGAAGCTATTAGACGCCAAGAAAGAAGATGGCACGCTTACGCTTACTGAGGAAGAAGTAGAAAGGCGTGCTGAGCTTAAGGCACAAGAGAAAGCTAATCAGCGTGAATTTGAAAAGTCAGTTAATACGCTGGCTAAGAATGCAAACAAGTTGGATAAAGATTTTAGCAAAAATATTGATACTGTAACTCAAGAAATTGCGTTGCTTCCTCCAACTATGATTGCAATTCTTGATGATATTGACGTTGATGGAAAGAAGGTTGGTGCTGAAGTTTTAGTACATCTTTCTAAAAATATTGATGACTATGAAGAATTTTTTACCAATCAAACTTATGCCAATGGTCAGCTTATTCCTATCTCAGATGCTAGGATGGCACTGAAGCTGCAAAAGATTGCAGATAAAATTACTAAGAAGCCAGCTAGGAGAGTGTCATCAGTTGATGCTCCGATTAAGCCTGTAGGTGCTGCTAGGGCAACTACGCCGCTTAGTGACAGCATGAGCGATGAAGATTGGATTAAGCGCCGTGAGGCTGAAACTGGTGGTGGTTTCAGGAAGAAGGCTTGATTTGAGTTGCTAGTGTGGGTATAAAGATTGCCCACACTAGCTTTAATGGTTAAATGATGAAATCTGGAATTTACGCGATTATCAATTTAGTAACTGGCAAAGCTTATGTCGGTCAAGCTTTTAATTTTAAAAAGCGTTGGACTAATCATGAGGTTGAGCTAAGGCTTGGCCGTCATACAAATCAGCATTTTCAAGCTGCTTGGGATTTGTATACAGAAAACGCTTTCATTTTTATTGTGCTTGAGCGTTGTGTGCCAGATAAGGCATTCTTAGAATGGCGTGAACAGTATTGGATAGATAAGCTTAAATCTGCTGATAGAGAGTTTGGATATAACAAGTCTCCATCTTCTCGCAGTAATTTAGGCTATAAACATTCTGATGAAAGCAAAGCAAAATGGAAAGATCAGCGAGCTAAATTTGTAGGTGTTCCGCGCAGTCAAGAAATTAAAGATAAAATTAGAGCTTCAACTAAAGGGCGTAAGTTTAGCGATGAAAGTCGAGAAAAAATGAGACTAGCTAAACTAGGGAGAAAACATACAGAAGAAACTAAAGCTAAGATGCGTTTAAAGACATATACGGATGAAGCTAGGGAAAAGCTTTCTAAGTCTGGAAAGGCGCGATGGGCCAAAAGGGATGGAAATATTGGCCGCAAGAAAAAATCCGATTGACAGACTTTAAAATTTAAGTATTTGTATGCGTATTGCCTCTTGGTCGGCAGAAAGACCCTGTTTTATTGCTAAGCCTAAGCCGTCTTGATCCGGTCAATGATCCTGATGAACGCTTGTTAAAACTACTAGCTCAAGCACTAGTAATTTAAATTCATCAGAAATCATTCATTCATTGACTTAAGGATCAAAGACTATGGCTAATACAATCCTGACCATAAATATGATAACCCGCGAAGCTGTGCGCTTATTCAAAAACAGCAACCTCTTTATTCAGAACATTGATAAGCAGTATGATAGTTCGTTTGCGGTTGATGGTGCCAAGATTGGCTCCTCGCTCCGCATTCGTCTGCCGTCTGATTATACTGTCCGACAGGGACCGGCTATGTCCCTTCAGGATACAACTGAGCAGTTTACTACGCTCAATGTCACTACTCAGTCTGGTGTTGACGTTCCGTTTACATCTGCTGAGCGTACCATGAGCCTTGATGATTATGCTGAGCGCGTTATGGCTCCGCTGATTAATAACCTCGCTGGTGACGTTGCCAAGACTATCATGCTTGGTTCTGAAGGTGGCGTTTGTAACTTTGTCAACAATGTTGATGGTGCTGGTAATACTACTACTCCCGGCTCTACTCAATTCCTGCTGGCAAATGCCGTGCTGGATGACAACTCGGCTGATATGATGAGCCGTATGGTTGTTAATGATCCTACAACGGATGCTTTGACAACTGTTTCGCTTCAGGGCTTGCTTAATCCGGCTACTGAAATTAGCCAGCAGTATCGAACTGGCATGATGAAGTCAGGGCTTGGCTATGATAAGTGGTTCCGTGACCAGACTGTTATTAAGCATACTACTGGTACTTTCTCTGCTGGTGGTACTGTTAACGGTAGCCAGTCTACATCTACTAGCGGTGGCAACCTGCTGGTTAATGCTATCACTGGTACATTTAAAAAGGGTGATATCGTCACGATTGACGGCGTGAATGCTGTTAACCGTGTCACCAAGCAATCGCTTGGCACCTTGCGCCAGTTTGTTATCACGGCTGACGTTGCTACTACCTCCACATTGCTCCCGCTCTATCCGGGCATTGTGGCCCCGCCTGTTGGCTCTCCTGCTGATACAACTGTGCAGTATCAAACTGTTGACGCTCTCCCGGTCAACGGCGCGCAGGTACGCTTGGTTAATAAGGCTGGTGAAGTTTACCGCAAGTCGATTGCCTTCATTAAGAAGGCCGTCACGATGGCTACTGCTGACTTGGTTCTGCCCCGCAAAGCAGTCGAGGAAGCAGCCCGCGCGGTCTATGATGGCGTTTCTATGCGCGTCCTCACTGACTACCTGCCTAATTCGGACCAACTGGCAACGCGCGTAGACGTTCTGTATGGCTTCCTGTACATCAGGCCGGAATGGCTTTGTGTGATCGCTGGTAAGGTCTAAGAGTTGTATTGTGGGGAGGGGTAATTTCCTCCCCACAATAATATTTAAAACTTAAAAACATAGGAGTTAAAATGTCTGAAGGTACTCGTTCTGAAGCTGAATACCCTAAAATGGTTTATCCTAATACGCATGGCGATGTTAAGAACGATCATGCTGGTAGTGGTGTAATCGTTCATGACGCTGAAGAAGAAAAGAAAGTAATGGAGCATGTTGAAGAAGCTGCTCCGAAGGGTGGGTGGGGTAATCCTGCTGAGACTAAGTGATAATTAATCGCGTATTGGAGCGCATTAAATGACTACCATACGCGATATTGTTACTATGGCTATGAAAGAGGCTGGCGTACTTGGTGTGGGCCAGTCTCTTTTAGCTGAAGATATTAATGATGGTTATACGCTATTTTCTCGTATGCTCTCCGCATGGCAAGTTAAGCGTTGGATGGTTCCCGGTTTAACTGACATTAGTGCAGTATCTAATGGAGCTAAATCTAATAGAATTGGCCCCGGTCAATTCTATAATTGTGCTAGACCAGATAAAATTCTAGCTGCTTATTTTATTCAATTAACTGGTACTGGTGGATTTAGCAGCGGGTTTAGCGATGGCTTTGCTGTAGGCAACAATACTAATAACATAGTTAGCTATCCTCTTAGACCAATTTGGAGCTATGAGGATTATGCTAGACTTAGTTTAAAAAATTTAAATTCGTGGCCGCAATTCTTTTTCTATGATGGAGCATTTCCTAATGGAAATGTTTACATTTGGCCTGTTCCGTCAAACCAATATGAAATTCATTTAATTATTAAAATGCCTGCTGCTAATCAAACTGAAATCTCAGATGGAGAGATTGTTGATGGCGGATTTGGTTATAGTGATGGTGTATATTTAGCTTCTTTAACAGGAGGCAATGGAGCATCTGGCGCAACAGCTAATATTACAGTTGTCGGAGGAATTGTTACAAATGTAGCTATTGTTAATCCGGGCAATGGCTACAACATTAACGATTTGCTTATAACTGAAGATATCCCGACAGGATACAATTTTAAATATAAAGTGACTGACACTACGTCTAGTTTAGATACTGAAATTAATTTGCCTGATTATTACTTAGAAGCAATTCACTATAATTTATGTATTCGACTTGTTAGCATGTATCAATTTCCAGCTAATCCGGTGCAGGGTAAATTAGCTAAGGTAGCTTTAAATATTGTGAAAAATGCTAATGCTCAAGTTCCTAGTCTTGTTATACCTTACGCTAATAGGACCGGGTTTAATATTTATGCTCCTGACGTTTACCCACAATAAAAGGGATATTTAAAATTGTTTAAATATATTGCTTTACTCTTTTTATTGTTGTTGCCTGCTTCTAAAGCTGATGCAGCTTGCACTTCACCTTGCACTAAGTCACAATTAATTAGTGACATTGCAGCAGCATGGCCGGATAATAGCAACGGGCAAATTACTCCGCAGGCTCTTAGAACACCAGTAATTAAATTAATCAATTCGTATTTAGATTTAAATGGTACATCATCGTTTACTTGCCCTAGTGGTCAATTTGTAAATGCTATTCCGTCATTAAGCGTTTATAGCTGTGCTGTTCCTGCTGGTGGGGTTGTTGGAGCTAACCCAACAGCTACAGCCGGTCCAACAGCCAATGATGGCGTAGCTACTACTTATATGCGCTCTGATGCTAGCCCGGCTATTCAACTTGGCACGAATGCTGTTAAGGGTTTAGTTTCTGGTGATAGCTCTACCATTAATTGCGTAGCTGGCGTTTGTAGTGCTGTAGCAGGAGGTACAGGTACAGTTAGTTCAGTTTCAGTTACAACAGCTAATGGTGTTTCTGGAACAGTTGCTAATCCTACTACAACTCCTGCTATCAGTTTAACTTTAGGAGCTATTACTCCAACTACTGTTAACGGAAATACTGTTCCGACTGCTTCTGATACAGTAGTTTTACTTAATGCAATTCAAACTTTAAATAATAAAACTTTTATAGCTCCTGCTCTTGGTACTCCTGCTTCTGGTGTTGCTACAAACCTTACCGGCACAGCAACATCTTTAAATATTGGAGGAAACGCAGCTACAGCTACATCAGCATCTGCCGCACCGTTAAGCGGAATTACAGGGCTCGGTACTGGTGTGGGAACAGCATTGGCAATTGCAAGCAATACTAATGGTGGTCCGCTACTAGGCTCTACTGCTTCAGTAGCAGCAGGAGCTATTCATGTTGGCTCTGGCTCTGGCACTTCTCCAACTGGTGTAAATATTACTGGTTTAGTATTAGGAAATGGTACTAGTAATCCATCTGCTTACGGTGGTGCAACATCTTGCACAAATCAGTTTATGACTGGTTTGTCTAGCTCTGGTGCGTCTACCTGTACTACAGATACATTAGCGTCTGCTCAGCACGCTAATCAAGGCACAACTACTACCGTTTTACATGGTAATGCTGCCGGTAATCCTAGTTGGGCTGCTGTGTCATTAAGTGCTGATGTTACTGGTAATCTCCCTGTTACTAATTTAAATTCTGGCACATCAGCATCTTCTTCTACTTTTTGGCGTGGTGATGGTACATGGGCTACTCCATCAGCTACTAGTGGAGTTTCATCACTTAATGGTCAAACTGGAGCTTTAACTAATTATTATCCGCCACAAGGCCGCATAACATTACAAACAGGTGCTCCGGTTATGCCCGGTTCATCAACAGGTGCAACTACTGTATATTATACACCCTACAAAGGCAATATGGTTCCGATATATGACGGAACTAACATGGTGCCAATAGCTTTTGCCGAGGTTTCTCAAACAACAACAGACACAACAAAATCTCCTGCTGCTGTAGCTGCATCCAAGGTTTACGATATCTTCTGTTGGGTTGATACTGGCCCAACCAACCGTTGCACGCGCGGCCCTGCGTGGACAAATGCAACAACGCGAGGTTATACTTTCACTTACGTTAATGGCATTTTACTTAATACATCATCTATAACAAATGGCCCCGCCGCACAGCGTGGAACTTGGGTAGGAACTATTGCTAGTAATGCTTCATCAACGATAGATTATATTTATGGTACTTCCGCTTCTGGTGGCGGAGCAGCAGTTTTTAATGTTTGGAACCAATATAATAGAATTATGGTGGGAACTTCTGTTATAGATAGCGGGGCATCTTATACATATTCATCAGCTACAAAACGTCAAGCTAGAGCTAGTGCTGGCAATCAAGTTTCGTTTGTTAATGGAGCATCAGCAGGACTTGAAGATAGTTTAATATCTACTTATGGGCAACGTGTAGATACCGTTGCTTCTAGTGGAGCAGGGGGAGGCTTTGGCTTAGGTTTAGATAGTACATCATCTTACGCTTGTCAAAATGCTAGCGTAAATTCAGTTGCAGCCAACTCAATTATATCTGCTCCATATGTATCATGCGTATTATTACCGCTAACAGGTACTCATGTGCTTTCTGCTAATGAAAATTCTGATGGCTCTAACGCTAATACATTTGATGGTAATAGTTTAGCTGCTTTAAGTTTTCAATTTCCAATGTAAAGATTTTTAATGACACGCATACCTTTAGTTAGCACTCCATATGCAGGTAAAAGCGTTATTGCTTCAGGGCAAGAATGCGTTAATTTATATGCTGAAGTAAATGAAGGGGATCAGCAAGCACCTTCTCCAACTACTTATTATTTAACTCCCGGTTCTGTTCTTTATGCTGATCCTAATTTTTTAAAGTCTGCGCGCGGCACTTATCGAACTTCTTTAGGAACAGCCTTTTATGTTGTAGGTCAAAATGTTTATTTTCTTAGCTCTACGCAAACTTTAATTTTTCTAGGTGCTATCGCTGACCGTCAAAGCCAAATTAAATTTTCAGACAACGGCTTAGTTTGCGTATTAGTAGATGGAGTTAATGGATACGTTATTGATTTAGCTACTAACACATTAGGTATCATTATTGATCCTAATTTTTATGGCGCTGATTATGTTGCATTGTTAGACACATTTTTTATATTCAATCGTCCTAACACAAATCAATTTTTCATAACAATATCTAATGCTAATTATGTTCTATTGACTACTACAGGTGCGTTTGATCCTTTAGATATTGCAGCTAAATCTGGCTTCAATGATCCTATTGTGGGCTTAGTTGCAGTACATCGCGAGCTTTGGCTTATTGGAAATTTAACTACTGAAATTTGGATTGGTACTGGCGCTGCTGACTTTTACTTTCAACAGCAGCAAGGTGCGTATGTTAATCATGGTTGCGCTGCTCAATATTCGATTGCTACTTTAGATGTTATTGTTATGTTTATTATGCAGGATCAGCAAGGTAATGGAATTGTTGTTCAAGGCTTAGGTTATGATGTAACTGAGATTTCTACTCCTCGTATTGTAAGCGAATTTAAAAGCTACGCTACTCTTGAGGATGCTATTGGATTTTGTTTTCAAATTGAGGACCACGCTTTTTATTGTTTAGTATTTCCGACTGCTAGCAAAGGTTGGATGTATGATTTAAAAACTAAACAATGGAATGAGTGGAATTGGACTGATAACGACGGTAACTTATTACGCCCTAGAGCTAATTGCTGCATGTTTGTCTACAATGCTATCTTGGTTGGTGATTGGGAAAACGGACAACTTTTAAAATTAGATGCTAATGTTTTTACTGATGTTGGCGGTCAACCTATCGTTAGAACTAGAACTTTTCCCCACATTAATGAGAATAACGATAAGACCACTTATATTTCATTCGATGCTGATTTGCAGCCGGGCACAATAGCTGATGATAGTGATCCTCAAATTAGTTTAAGTTGGTCAGATGATAAAGGCGTTACTTACGGAAATCCAGTAATGCAATCTATGGGTAAAATTGGAGCGTATTTGACTACTGTTTCTTGGAATAGATTAGGTATGGCTCGCGACCGTGTTTTTAAACTTAGTTGGTCTACAAATAACAATACTGCTTTGAATGGTGGTTTTGTTGAAGTTAAAAGGGCGGCTCATTAAGTGAGTTCAAATAGCTTCGTACCAAATCTCGTATCTCCTATTGTTTCTGTAAAAAACAGAAATGGTGATGAAATTGGAAAAGGTTTTGTTATTGCGCCTTGGAATAGTTTTTTTCAACAATTCACACAAAAAGCTGCTGCTTCTTCTGTGCCTACTTCTCCATTTACACCTAATACCCAAGGAAACTTATTTTTTACTTCCGGTACTCCTGTAATAACTTTGACTAGAGGCAGTTTAGTTCTGACACTAACAGGACAAAAAATTATTCCTGTTGCAGTCGGCGATAGCGTTACTTGGTCTGGTGCTACAACAGTAAACTTCTTAGGGACATTTTCACAATGAACCAACATATTGTGGGCAATGATTTACGCGCTAAAACATTTCAAGCTGAAGCGCATATGCGGTTAATGCCGCAACTGGAATTAAAAGTTAAGCATCATTTTTCTAAAGGCGTTTACGCTCGCGAGCTTCATATTCCGGCAAATACAACGCTGACCGGGGAAATTCACAAATTTGAAAATTTAAATATTTTATCTCAGGGGAGTATGCTAGTATCTACTGAGGATGGTATCGTTCAAGTTGACGCGCCTTTCACAGTTGTTTCGCCAGCAGGCACTAAGCGAATTGCCCACACTTTAACAGATTGTATTTGGACTACAATTCACGGTACTGAAGAAACAAATGTAGAATTGATTAAGCAGAAATTTATTGCTCAAAGCGAAGCAGAATATTTAGAATTTGTCGGCGCTAATCAATTGGCTTTAGGATTTTAAGAAATGATTAATAGCAAGGTTAAATATGAGTTTGAATATGTAGACCCTTGCTTATGTAGCGCATGGGTAGCAACTGCTATTGTTGGTAGTGCTGTAGTAGGTGGTTTAAGTACCGCTTACGCTGCTAATAAAGCATCTGATGCTCAGACAGCAGGCTTTGATAAAGCTTCACAAATTGCTCAGCAACAATACCAGCAAACTCGCTCGGATTTACAGCCTTATCGCGATATTGGCTCTGAGGCTGGTAGCAAGCTGATGAGCCGAATTGATGAATTGACTAAACCTATTACTATGGATCAAGCTACATTAGAGCAAACTCCCGGCTATCAATTTAATCTAACTCAGGGTTTAAAAGCTGCTCAAAATAGTGCTGCTGCTAGAGGCTTAGGGACTTCAGGAGCGGCATTTAAAGGTGCGACTACATTTGCTACAGGTTTAGCAGATAGCACTTATCAAAATCAATTTAACAACGCTAATACAAATCAAACTAACGCCTATAATCGTTTAAAGGCTTTGGTCGATACTGGCGCTAACGCTGCAACTGGAACTGCTGCTGCCGGTACATCTGCTGCTAATACATCCGCTAGTGCTGCTGGTGCTGCTGGTAATGCTCAAGCTGCTGGTATCAATGCTACCGGAACAGCTATTGCTAATACGGCTAACGGTATTGGCGGATATTTAGCTTATAAAGGATTGTATGGAAATCCTGCTGGTAGCTCTGGTAGCGGAATTACATTAGGTAATTCTGGCGGTCCTACTGCATTTAGTTAAGGTGAATTATGGCTGAATTAACCGCAGATACTTCAAGCTATCCTAAAGCTCAATTGCCCGTATCTCCGCTGGATATGGCGGGAAAGCTTGGTTCTTTGCAGCAGCAGAACCAACAAATTCAAAGCGGTGCTTTAACTATTGATAAGCAGAAGCTTGATTTAGTTTCTCAGCACATGGCTATTGCTAATCATGAGCTTTCAATTTTAGCTAATGATCCTGATTTAAGTCAGAAGAAAGTTACAGATACTTTAAATCGTATTGCTAAAACTACCAACATGCCTCCTGAAGTTTATCAGAAGATGCATCAGGAATATGAAGCTGCTGGTAATGATCCTGCTAAGCTAAAGCAGACAGTTGATTTAAATTTGCGTCGCGGAATGTCTGTAGCTGAGCAATTAGCTAATCAATATGGCACTCCCGGTATGATTGACAACGGGCAAACTTCTACACCTGTTCAAACTAGCCAGCAAAAAGGTACTGTGCTTCCTATGTCCGTTGCTCCTGCTGTTAAGCCGGCATTGCAGCATCAAATTCCGCCAACTGCTGAAGGTGTTGATACAGCTAGAGTGCTGCCTACTGGCGCTCCTAATCCTAATTATGGAGCTAAGAGTTTTGTTGGTCCGCAACCGTCCGCACTTCCTGTAGCTCCTCCTAAAACTACTGGTCCAACAGGACCAACCGTCAGACGCACAGATATGGAACCTACTACATTTAATGATAGGTTTCCAAGTCGAGTTGCTACTAGCCTTCCTCCCGGTGCTGGTGAAGCTGTTGCGCTTAGTGCTGGTGCTGGTGCTAAAGCTGCTGCTGAAGGTCGCCATAGAGCAGCTATGTTTAATCGTGAAGTGTTTCCTCTTAATCAAGCTATTCCGGCTCTTGAAAAGCTTGGCCCTAAAGGTACTGGCCCCGGAACAGAAACCATTAATCATTTAAAATCGTTCGCCTTATCTAATATCCCCGGTGTTAAAGAAAGCGATTTTAACGGCACTGTTGCAGATTACGACAAAGCTAAAAAATACTTAACAGACTTTGTAAATCAGACTGGTAGTAGCGGAACTAATGATAAGCTTGCTGCTGCCTTTGCTGGCAATCCTAGTGTGGGCATTTCTAATGCTGCTGCTGTTGATGTTGCCAAATCTGCATTAGCTTTACGGCGTATGCAACAGGCTGAGGATATTGCTTTTGAAAAGTCTGGTTTACCTGATGAAGATAGGCAGAAATTTGCAATTCGTTTTAATCAGGAACAAGACCCTAGAGCATATGGTGCTGATGTTATGGGCAAAGATAAGCTTAAAAAATTAATTGAAGGTATGTCTAAAACTGAATTAGCTACTTTTAAAAAATCTTTAGAAGTTGCTCACGATACAAAAGCAATGCCTCCTATTAGCTCTAGGTAAATCATGGCTGATAATGCTGATACCATTTTAGAAAGTTATTTAGGCAGCAAGTTGCCTAAAGCTGCTAAGGTTGCAGAACCTACAACTACGTCTGCTGATGATTACATTTCTCATTATTTAGAAACTACTACACCTATTGCTAAAACTGAAGCTAAACGAGTAATTATTGATACAACTCCTAAGCCTCCTATCTCAGACGCAACTAAAGAGCAGTCAGCGGAAATCAATAGTGAGCCTAGCCAAAAAGGCGGCTCAAATCCAAGGCGCTATAGCAGCCTTAGCAGCCTCTTGGGTGATGTTTCGTCGGGAGTGTCAGAACTCCCTATGGATATTCTTCGCTCAACTGACAAGGCCGCTAGGGGCGGAATTGAGACGTTTAAAAGCGGGGCTGAAGATATTGCGGCTAACCGTCCTGCCTCTGGTGTTGGTAAGATGGGGTTAGGAGCGTTGCAGTATGTTACTTCTCCTATTTCCGGTGTAACGAAAGAGATCGTAGAAAACCCTATAGCTAATTTAACTGGTAGCAAAGAAGCTGGCGAAAAGGCTGGTTTGGTTGCAGGCTTAGCTTTACCTGTTGCTCCTGCTGCTAAAGCTATCGCTGCATCAAAACCAGCGGTTAAAGCTATGGCTGATTTTGTAGATGCTATTGGCGGAGTAAAAGCTATTCCTGAATTTTTAAAGGAATACGCTTCTAATCCTCGCTTGGCTGCTATGGATGTTTCACCTAGTCTACTTCAGACTACACAGAAACTTGCGGTTACTCCCGGTGAACATCAAGGATTGTTATCTAATATCGTTGAGCAGCGTTTAGCTTCAGCTAAGGGCGCTGTTGGCAATGCTTATGACGCTACAATGGGCGCTCCTGTAAATGTTTTAGATAAGGTTAATGAATTAACAAAAGCTGCTAAGGATGTTGGTAGCCAAAAAATTCAACCTATTTTAAAGCAAACAAATCCAGTAGACGTTACTCCTGTTATTGCCCACATTGATAGTATTTTGAAACCGGGGGTTAATTCTGTTGTTTCTAGCGGTACTGATTTAGCGACAACCAAAGTTAAGCAAGTGCTTGCTGAAGCTAGACGCTATTTGACTGATGGAAAGAGTAACCGCACTGATCCACAAGATTTACATACTATTCAGTCTAGCTTAGGTAATACTGCTTACAAAATGTCTAAAAGTCCTAACCCTGAAGATAGAATGGTTGCTAAAGCTTTAACTGACGTTAAAGAGAAAATTGTAGATGCCATTGATACAGCATCCCCACAAATTAGCGGTAAAGGTTCTTATCGTCCTGCTAGGGCTGAATTTGCAGATGAACGTCATATCGCAGATGCATTTGAAAAAGGTCAGGAGATTTTAAAAAATCGTCCTACTCAAAATGCTGATCGCCCTGAATATTGGGAAAACTGGATTAAGAATGCCAAGCCTGCTCAAATTGAAGCAGCTAAGGAAGGTGCTCGCATTGCTGTAGACAATCAAATTCGCGGTATGCGTAATGCTGTTGGTCAAAAAGGAACTGAAATTCCTCAGATTGAATTTAATAAAGATAAGTTAAGTTTGCTTTTTGGTAAAAAAGAAGTTGAAGAAATGGCAACTAAGCTTCAGCATGAGCGCAAAATTGCTGATACAAATAAAAAATTATTTGAAAATAGTCAAACTGCGATGCGTTTAAAAGCTGATAGTCGCGTTGCTGAGCGCACTGATGCTGGTTTAGAAAATAATAGCTTATTGCCTTATATTGCTGAAGGTATCTCTGCTTATTCTACTGGCTTGCCCGGAATTGGAGCAGCAGGATATACGGCTGCAAATTTTGCAAAAAAACATTTTGTCAATCCTATTATCAATAGCAGGGTTGACGCAAAAAATATGGAGCTTGCTCGCTTAGCTTCTGCGACTGGTCCTGAAAAGGACGAATTAATTAAGCAACTTTCGGCTCTTGTTACTCCTGTTAAGCCAACCATGCTCAGCCGTGCAAAGTTGATGCTTCCTGTAGCTAATCCATAATCGTAAAGGTTCTAGTTTCCACCAAAAATAAGCAGCTAAAATAAGTATTGTGGGCATCCAAATATATTTTCTAAATTTTAAAAATATTAAAACTAGCAGGATAAAAGTTATGAAGTTTGCATCTGCCATTTTTAAAACTTTCTTCTTATCGTTGTGCATTGTTGCAAATGTGCATTTTGCATTCGCGCAAACTGCCAGCATTCTACCTCCTGCCAAGACAACGTTTGTAGATCAGAACGGAAAACCGTTATCTTCAGGTACGGTAGATTTTTATATTCCATCTACTACCACTCGCAAGACAACGTGGCAAGATGCTGCTGAAACTATTCCTAACGCTAATCCTGTTGTGTTGGATGCTGCCGGTAGAGCTTTAATCTTAGGTTCTGGCTCTTATCGTCAAGTTGTTAAAGATAAGAATGGAAATTTAATTTGGGATCAAGTTACTTCTTCAACAGGATCAGGAAGCAGCACGCCAGTTACAGCTACAGGTGATGGTGATTTAGTTGGCACCATTAAACCTTGGGCTGGTATGACTGCTCCTAATCAGTATGTCTTTACATATGGTCAAGAGCTATCTAGGACTACATATGCTGCTTTATTTACAGCTATTACTTCTACTCAAGCTGTTTTCTGTTCATCGGGTAGCCCGGTTTTAAATGGTTTATCCGATACAACTAATTTTCCAATCGGCGCTGCTGTAGAAGTTTCTTGCTTAGCTGCTGGCTATAGCACAATTGTATCTAAAACTTCTACTTCTATAACTTTAGCTGCTAATTCAAACGTTACTACAAATACAAACGCTATAATTTTTCCTTGGGGTGATGGCAATCATTCTAATACTTTTAATGTGCCTGATTTTAGGGGATTGGTCCCCGCAGGTAATAACAATATGGGCGGTGTAGCTGGTGCTGATTTAAATATTACTTATTTTGGCACTAACCCAAATTCTATCGGAGCTAAGGGTGGTAGTCAGAGTGCTAGCATTACTTTGCTAACTGGTAACTTGCCCCCATATACTCCTACCGGCTCTGTTACAGTGACAACTATAGCTACTAATGTTGCTACTGGTACTCCTATTGCCAGTCAGAATTTTCAAAGTGGATCAGGAACAACTGTTGGTGTTTTTCAACCAGCAACTCTAGCTACAGGCACTTTAAATTCAACAGGTTCTTTAGCTGGTGCTGCTCAAGGGGGGACTTCTACCCCAATCGTATTTTCAAAAATTGCTCCTAGCAAAACAACTAACTTTATTATTAAAGTAACTCCTGACACTAATTCAGCTACAGCTAGTGGCGTCACTAGCTTAGGCTTGATGACTGGTGATATTGCTTGTGGTGCTGGTTTAAGTTGCACCGGCAATGTTATTAGTGCTGCTGGTTTAGCTTTAACAGTAAACATTAGTTCTATTTTTTCTGGTAGCGATACTAAAGTTTTGTATGATAATAATGGAATTTTAGGCGAGTACAATATTAGCGGCACTGGCTCTGTTGTTATGAGCAATAACGCCATACTGACTAGTCCGAACTTAGGAACTCCATCAGCTTTAAATTTAACTAATGCTACAGGGCTTCCACTTACTACTGGTGTTACTGGTACACTTCCTCCTGCTAATCTACCTTTAGCTACTAATGCTGCCATTGGCGGTATGAGGGGAGACGGCACTACAATTAGCTGTAGTGCTGGTGTATGTACTGGATTAGGCGCGTCGGCTACAAGCATTGATGCTGGTGGAGCTACTACTAGTATTAGCAATGGTGCCGCTAACACTTTGCTATATCAAAATACTGGTGGATTTGCTAGTCATGCTGCTCTTGACGCATATTGTGCTCTGAATACTACTACAGCAGGGCAATGCGTAAACATGCTTGGGTTTGCTAATCCGGTATGGTGGGGAGCAGCTACAGCGGCATCAGGAGCTACTAATAGCAGCGCATTTGCTAGTGCTTTAACAGCAAGCAATAACGTTTTAGTACCTGCTGGCACTTATAAAATTGCATCAGCAATTCAGTTAAAACCTAAATCTGTTTTTAGCTGTCAATCTGGCGCTACCATCACTCAAGCAAATGCAGCAAACTTATCTTTATTTTTTGATTTTCAAACAAATGTTGCTGACAATGCTCAGGTAGATCATTGTACGATAGACAGTAATGTAGCAAACAACACTATTAATTTAAACAATAATGTTTTTAGTACATTTGGTGCTAGCAATACTAATATTGTATATAACAATATATTAAGCTGCACTGGTGGAGGTATTGTAACTTCTGGAAATAGTACCTTTACTACTATTGAGTATAACTCTATTAGCTCTTGCCCTGCTTACGGTATAGCTGCTGTAAACTCAACTGAGCTTAGAACGTATCATAAAATACGTTTTAATAAGTTAACTGGTTACTTTTTACATGCTATTGAATTAGATCAAGTAGACGCTAACGATATTAGTTTTAACAATGTGGATGGTGGAGTTAACATAGGTGGCAATAGCTCTCCTATGGTCGTTTCAATATCTGGAACAGCGGTAACATGGGTTAGCGGTCCTACTTTTACTGGTGCTACATTAGGTGCAGTTTTAGTTGCAGATGGTGGAATTGAATTTCCTATAGCTTCAGTTAATTCTAGCACTTCACTTACTTTAGTATCTTCTGGTGGTACTCACACAAATAAACCGGGAGTTATAGGTAGTGGTGATTTAATTTCACTGACTAGCACATCATTTAATAAGATTGCATTCAACACTGTTAGCAATGGCGCCACTGGATGCATCGTACTAGCTCAATTCGGAGGACCATTAGGGGATACTACGAGTGCAGTTAACAATATTATAGCAAATAACATTGCTTTAAATTGTGGGCAATTTGGTATTGCGATAGAAGCGATAGCCAACGCTGGCGCTATTGTTCAAGATGTTAGTATTTTGGGCAATCAAATTATAGGCGCTGGTCAAGATGGCTCAGCCGGTTCTGCTCCAACAGCTATTCAGCTTTCATCAACTTCTACTAGTATTATGGTAAATGTCATAGTTGATGGAAATATTGCTAGAGACTTTGTAGGATTTACCGGTGGTTTTTGGTTATCATCGTCAGGAACAGCAGGAGCTAGTTACGTTACATTTGGAACAAATAGCAATGTAGGTTTTGCTGGTGGTTCTGGTATGAGCGGCTATCCTAAATTTGCGTCACTTCCTTTCGTTAAAGGTTATCAATCTGTCATTATTGATGGCTTAGCTGCTAATTGTGGCGATGGCTCCTGTACTACTTGGGGAACTACAGTTTCAGCAGGTGGTGGAGCATTAACTAGACAAGTTTGGTACAATGGAACTAATTGGACATTAACAGGAAAATAAAAAATGACTATTTTAAAACTTGGAATGTCAGGCGATGAAGTTAAAGCTGCTCAATTAGCTTTAGCTAAACTTGGCTACAATTTAAAAGGCACTGGTTATTTTGGATCAGCTACCGATACTGCGGTTTCTGCTTTTCAAAAGCGTGCTGGTTTAAAAGTTGATGGTGAAATTGGACCAATTACTTTAAAGGCTATTGGTTTAGGAACACCAGTAGCCAGCTTGCCCACAATACACCAATTAGAAATCACTCGCCCTCTTTGGGTTGAAGCTGGCATTCAATTATTAGGAACGCATGAGGGGATTGGTTCTAAAGATAATAAGACTATTATTGATTGGGCTAAAGAAGAAGGTGGCGATATAGCTGCTGAATATGACCATGATAGTATTCCGTGGTGCGCTCTCTTTGCCAATCATATTTTAACTAAAGTTGGTCTGAAGGGAACTGAAACGCTTTGGGCTTTAGATTTTGCTGGTAAATGGCCGTCAGTTAGGCTACAGGGACCGGCAGTCGGCGCGTTTGCTCCGATGAAGCGCACCGGGGGCGGTCATATCACTGTTATTGTGGGCAAGGATCAGAACGGAAACCCTATGGGCTTAGGCGGCAATCAAGGGGATCAGGTGTCTATTGAGCCGTTTGCCTTAAGTCGTTTAAATCAAGGTTTCTGGTGGCCTGCTGGCGTCACTATGCCAAAGTATATTGGAATGAATACTTTACCAATTATTAAAAGCAATGGTCAATTATCAGTGAAGGAAAGCTAATGAATATTTCAACAGAAACAATTGGCAAATGGTTAGCTGAAGGTCGCAATTACGGTAGTATGATCTTAGGTTTTGCTACTGGTGTAGGTTTGATGACTGCTGCTCAACAGCAGGGTATGACTGATGCTTTGCATCAAATTTATCAAGGCGTCACTTTAATTGTTAGCGGTGCTACTTCATTTTATCAAATTTTAATTGTTGCATTTCCTATTGTTGGTGTCGTTGTTGCCAAATGGGCTAAGAAATCAGCTAGTGTAGATAATCAAGCTGCTGCGCTCGCTGCTGCTGCAAAAGACCCAAATACAGAAATCAGCAAAGGTGCTACAGCTAATATCTTGCTAGCTACTGCTGAAGCTGCTCCTCTTAAAGCTCCTATCGTAGTAGCTGATGCTGACTTAGCTGCTGCTGTTCCTTCTAATAAGGTGGTGGCGAAATGAAACGTATTATTTTAATTATTGCATTATCTCTTAGCCTTGGTGCTTGTGCTACATTTGAGCGCATAAAATCCGCCGCTGAAGCTGTAGGAGAGTTTACTGTATCTCCTACTTCAGTAGTCATTGCATCGAATACGTTTGATGCTTTGGAAGTAACAGCTACAAATTATTTAAAACTTAAAGCGTGTCGCAAGGCTACAACGGTTATATGCCGTGATCCTACCGCGACTGCTTTAATTATTCCGGCTGTTAGGTCAGGGCGAGTAGCTAGGAACAATCTTCAGCAATTTTTGGCTGACCATCCTAACCAGCTTGGCCCCTCTGGCGCTTTCGATGCCTTAAACGCTTCTATCTCCACCATCCAAGGCGTCTTTGCCCAATATAAAATAGGTGCGTAATGGAACAACTTATCCCCGCCGCGATTGGTTTGATTAGCAGCCTTCTATCAACTACCAAGCTCACTACTCCATTGGTGACTGGAATTATTGATGTTGTAAGTGCCGCTACTCCTGTAATTATTCAGGAGTATAAAGATTTGAAGCCTATTGTTTCTAACATTATTGCAGTTGTCAAAGCTGATCCGGCTACGCAAATTGAACAATTAGAAGCTCTGAAGAAATCAGAAGTATTATTAGATGCTGATTTTGATGCTGCTGCGGCTGCTGCTTTAGCTGAAGATGCTGAAGGCTAAGATTGGAATATCTTAAGTGGAATTGATAATACAGACTATCAATTCATGGGGTCCGCCCGGCGTTCTAGCAGCTTTCATGTGGGTGATGTTAAGTCGCTCAGAAGCTAGAGAAGCTAAGAAAGATATGCGAATACAACTGTTAGAAAATCTTCTAACAGAAAGTTACGATGAACGAATAGCAGCAGCTAATCAAGTATCTGAAGCTATGCATGTTAATGCTGTAGCATTAACTTCTTTAACAAATGAAATTCGGGGTTATCGTCATGCTTAACCAGTTGCGTAGAATTTGGAATGACACTGGTAGGGATGATAAAGACTTCACTCCTCAAGAGGAGAGGCTTAAGAGCGCATTGCTGCATCTTAAGGAAGCTGCTGATAGTCTGAGCAAAGCGTCAACTGTGCTGATAGACGTAATCAATGGGGATAAGTAGGGGCACCCTGACCTAGACTTAACAAATGCAAAATAGATGGAAACATAAAGGTGCTCACTGTGAACTAGTAGCTACGGCTTGGTTACTAAAAGAAGGATATGAAGTTTTTAGAAATGTATCTCAACACGGTATAATAGATGTAGTAGCTATGAAGGATGGGCTTTTACATAAATTTGATGTAAAGAAAGATTGATCCTTCAGCGCAAACAATAACCAAACCGCGACCAGCAGCAATATCAACCATTCCACCAAGCTCATAACCAGAGAACATGAAAGCGTGCTTGCACATTGAAACAGCTTCACTAATCATCCACTTAGCATCTTCTTTGTGAACTGCATAATATTGAATGGTCATTTGCTCTCTCCATCAGTTGATAACAAACAATATACACGGTTGTTTCAACATTGCAAGCACTATTTTTAAAATTCTTTGTAAAACTCTCCATGTAATTTTATAGCTGCTTCTTTGTAAGCTTGTGCAGCTTCTTCTTTAGTATCGAATGTTCCTAAGCATATATAAGACTTAAATTTATTCTTTGCTTTATATACACCTTTGATACCAGACATATTGTTTTTACCTACTTTTGTATTATACCTATTTTGACTAGATGTAGCTTCTCTTAGATTAATCCATATGTTGTTATCTTTAACGCCATCTTTATGATCTATTAACTCTTTAGGCCATTCACCAGTCATATACAGCCATGCTAAACGATGAGCTACAAAATTTTTACCATCTATACATATTTGTCTATAACCTTTGTGATGTGGAATATCAGCCCTGCCTCCTATACCATTAAGACTTCTTTTTCTAGATACAAGCCATATGAAAAAACCTGTTTCTGGATCATATTTAACTATTTCTTTAAGTCTAGCTTGAGTTAGCATTAGAAAAATTCCAACTGTTTTGGACGTTTATAGTAGCCTATTTCGTACAAAATATCAATACATTTTTGTATGTACCAACTATATTCGATATCATCAGGAAAGTTATTTGGTAGCTCCTGTACTGGCTTGGCTCCTGTACTATCAGCTACCATATTATTACTCTGCACCGTTCTAATGGCTTCTGTGCAGCCTTTGGCGTAGTACCAGCGAATGACCTTTCCCAAGTAATGCCCACAATAATGTGCCCCCGGTGCTTTGGCCTGCCTCACTGTAATAAATCGCGTGAAGTCCCGGCATTCCATTATCGTTTCTTCAATTGGTTTATTGTGGGCAAGCAAAGCCTCAATAGCATCTGAGCAAACCAGAACAATAGGATTAGTGTCTAACTTAGTTCCAGACTGTGATCCAACTTCTGACCATGAACCTTTTTTCTTAATTGATTTATCCATTTTAACAGCAAAGTAATTATTAACATCCCGTCCATTGTAGCTAAGATATTCAGTTTCTTCAGTATCAAAATTAGTCAGCTTTTCCCAATAGCTAATCCAATACTTCAGTTTTTCTTCATCTTCTCGTGCATAATAAACTGTAATGCCATCTGTATTGGCTGAAATAACTTCCAAATCATTGCATGTCAGCATTTCAATAAGCATTAAAATTGATAGCTGGCAAGTAAGGTTCATCTGCATTGTGAGTTGCGGTGATCGCAGCTTGCTCCATAGATCAGAGAACTTACCGCTAGTGCCGTTCAAAAAAATCTTTAAACCTTTATCCTTGGTGAAGTTCTTTGCTCGCTTAGCCGTTACGCGCTCCTCTCTAAATCCATTAAATACTTTTAAAAAGTTTGGTCCTGCCCCAACAGGATATAAGCCTAGATTAACAATACATTTAGGATAGAAGCTAGTAACGTCATGATCGGTCAGCTTATAAGTTGCGCTGGATTTATAAGAAATACATTTTTCTTTTGAATGTAATCCACCAATACCAAAACTGTACTCTCCATTGCCAATTTTTAAACTGACTGCAATCTGCTCTGGTGCATCAAGATAGCCGCTGCTATTGATAACAAATTTTGCTTTCCGGCAAACCTCTAAAAAGTTCTGCATAACCGGCGTAGCAAATTGAATGAAGCTTGGCACTTGATAGTAGTAAGTTGATCCTGCTGGAATATCAGGACGTTCAAGGCGCTTACCGTTAAGCTTGCCAATTAATTTAGATAGAACAGTCTCAGCCATTTGAGCGTCAGACTTGCTCATTAAATCTTCATTGTATTCTTTAGACATAGCTTCGCGAAGCTCAAGCCTCTCTTTCATGAAATCAAAAAGGCTTTCGGTAATGTCTAGCTGATTACAGTTAAATCCTTTTAGCTGTTCAATTTCAAAATCTGACAAATCACTATCAACGTCAAAAGGCTGATCCTGAATTGACTTGACGTGAAGCCTTGCACCATAAAGCTTTAATGATCCTGATAGTGGAGCTACTTCAATTAAATCAATATGATTGGTTTTGAACGTTTTGAAATTATATTCTTTCTTTAGTTCCTCTCCTCGCATTCCTCGCAAAATCAAATCATTGGTAGCGTCTTTGAGAATGCTAACATCCTGCACATGATACGCTAGCCATAGTATAAGCAAGTCATATTTAAAAGAGTTAAAGCCTACTGTCTTGTAGTTGTGCATAATCCATGAAAGAAACATCGGATTAATAGTAAAATGATCCGATATTTCTAACTGAAGAAACTTGTTTGTTTTATGTAGTTTGAATGTAATGAGGAAGTGGTTTGGATGACTTTCAACATTTAAAAATAATGTGCTACCCACATTATCAATTAGCTCTTGGTCGGTTAAATATTCGCGTGCGGGAAAGGTCCGCGCAACGTATGGGAGAAGTTGAGCGGATTTGGAGAGAGTAATTAGACCATTTTCATCTAATGGCATTAGCTTTTAGACCGTCCCGCAATAATACCTCTAACCGTTTCACCTTCAAACACTAAACAATAACTACTATCATGCAAACCATTAGCCATGAAATCAATCTTGTTGATATACGGCTTGATAATTTTTAATTGTTTAATAGGATACACAACACCTTTCGGCAAGCCAGTGCATTCATAGCTGGCACCAGTATTTTCAGGATGGCTCATTAAAAGATTAGTATCAAAATAAACATTACCGTCCTCTGAGAACGCTTCAATAGCATCTAATCCTTTATAGAAATTTGCATCAAGGCTCCATAGATTGCCACGCAAAGATAAAATACGAGACATATCCGGCCAGCTATCAGCATACAATTGAGTTTTTAAAAAGCATCCATCGGCAAACCAAAAAGTTGCAGAGTTATTTGAAAATCCAAATCCAGTTAAATCTTTTTTAGTCTTAGTCAATGCTGTTACAAATTCTTTTGGCAACGGAACGTTAGTAGGCAAATCTAGGCCATGCCATGCCTCTAGAACCATGACGCGATTAGTTGAAATAACCGTCTGCCCATTCATCAGCACAGAAGCAGTCAATACATGCTGAGCGTTCTCATTAGCTATAACTCCTACAGCTTCTACAGCCGTTTTAAAGGCATTCGTAATGCCCACAATCTGAGGATCAGGTTCAACGCGCTGCATCAACTCAGGATCAAGGCACGGTATAGTAGCTTTAAATTTTCCAGACTTAACTACTAACCTATCATTATCCAATTGAGTAAGTGTGAAATTTTCATCACACTTTGACAAGGCGTCAGCCAACAGCAGAGTGTGGGGATAAGCTGTGATATGCTCAACAATAGGACTGCCAGCAGCAACAATACCATTAAAAGCAATAGCCCAATTGTTTTTAAGTCCGATATGGGTTTCGTATGCAGCGCCGACTTTCTCCGATACACTAGAACAAAAGTTGATAGCTTCCCATAAACTCGACTTGATTTCTGTAGCTTTGGAGCGTGGTTTTGGAGGCATCTAGCTTAGCCTTATAATATAATCTGTGACGCATGTTGCAGCATTTTTTGCATTTTCGTCTGCGCTTACCACGATCATTAAACCACTCTGAATTTGCATTAGTCAATCTATGACCGCGTTTGCATAGTTTTGATTTTGGGCGAGGCATTTATTTCTATACCTTAGTTTAGCTAGCATACTTTCACATAACTTACAACCACGAACGCGATAGCCTCTTGATGTACGCCAGCGAGAAATTGAATTAGTAAACTTATGTCCGCGTTTACAATGCGATTTGCGCGGTTTGTTCATTAAAAAGGAATGTCATTGTCAGGGTTATCACTCTCCTGAAATTTCACACAACCAAAAACAATAATTTTAGCAGGAGGACGTACATTAAACATTTTACATATTTCATCCTCTCCAAAGTGAGTGCAGACAATGCAGCTTTGAAAAAGCATATTTGCTGGCGTAACAGTTTTAATTGTTTCATAGACCGCTTGAGCCAGCTTGCTTTCAAACTCATATTTGCCAGCACGGCGTAGTTTCATTTCTACATCAGGCATATCTAAAATTCCGTTCCCACAATCTCAGGATATCGCTTGTTTACATGCACGCGAATAAATCTAGGACAGCGCAAATTACTAATATGCCCTAACGCTTCATCAATAGTCGCAGGAGGCTCTAAAGGACTTCTCTTACGCCACCAATCCCTAGCCATTTTACCAGCCATTCCGTTATGCTCCAAACAAACATACTCAGTGAACGCTAAGCCGGTTGTGTAGTAAGTCGTTTTTAAAGTATCCTTACCTGATTTGCTTGCGTGCTTAGCATATACGGCATTTAAAACATTAAAACTTTCTATTTGTGGCAACGGCTCATGAGCAGCGGCGCGAATTAATTCATCAGTGCCAGCCTTGGACACAAGTTTTTGCTGAAACGTAAATGGCTCCTCACACTGGCAACAAATGCGAGCCGAAATATGATTGTAGGCTCCGCAGTTTTCACAAATTTTAACCGGCGTATCGCCAGCAGCGCCACCTTTTTTATTTGGTATGCGAGGATCATTGATAGGTCCAAGGCGGGGAGTGTTGCGCGCGAAGTCTAGCACTAGGCAATTTTCTTTTCCGTTAGCTACGCGCGTTCCTCTACCATATTTTTGAACATGTAAAGGCACGCTCATTGTTGGTCTCAAGTCTCCGATAAGATCAATCTCAGGATGGTTAAAGCCTGTCGTGAGTTTTCCATAGTTAACGATAGCTCTAAGTTGATTTGCTTTAAAAGCTTTAATTGCGGCATCGTTATATTCAGATGGCCTTTTTGAATGGACTGGCGCGCAATCAATTCCAAAAGCTCCAAGTTGCTCAGCAATATGCTCCGCATGTTCGATACCGCTTGCAAATATGAGCCAAGATTTTCTGTTGGTTCCGGCATGAGCTAGTTCCTGTAAAGCTTTAAAAGTTATAGGTGCTTTATCTACAGCACCTTGCAATTGAGTTTGAACAAACTCACCTTGCGCGATACTCAGATTTGAAACGTCTAACTCTATCTTGGTTCTAAGCGGGATTAAACGCGACATGTAGCCAGCGTCTAAAAGCTCATTAAAGCCTTCAAGATTTGTTTTGTCATAAACTACGTCTGTGAAAATTCCGTTTTCTGTAATCATGCCCATACCCATACGATATAGGGTTGCAGACATGCCTATTACTTTAACGTTTGGATTTATCAAACGCATAAAAGCTAGGAAGCTTTGATAGCGTGCTGTATCGTCCCCTGAAATTAAATGAGCTTCATCGACAAAAATAATATCTCTATGTCCAAACCAGTCAGGATGCTTAATCATGGATTGGATACCGCCAAACACAATTGGATGGGCTGTATCTTTTTGTTTTAAACCGGCTGAATAAATTCCAAGCGGTGCGTTAGGCCAAAGCTTTAAAAGTTCATCCGCATTTTGAGAAATCAATTCTTTAACATGAGTGACCATTAAAAAGCGAGTATTAGGCCAATTCTTCATAATGCCTTGAATGAATGCAGCAGGAAGAATACTCTTGCCAGTGCCAGTTGGCAAACCTATTAATGGATTGCCGCGTTGCCCGGTTAAGAAGTAATTATAGAGCGCGTCTAACGCTTCCTGCTGGTAGTAGCGAAGTTGTATGGTCATTTTAAATAAGGCAAAGCATCTTGAATGAAAGGAACAGTAATAGCTAAATTATGAAATACGCTCTCAAATCCTCCTACATTAATTAGTTTTTTTCCTTTAGCTAAAGCATATCCATATTCAATATGTCTACCTCCTCCTGTAAACAATTCTCCTCGTTTTAAAGTTGAAGATATCAAGCATTCTGCTTCATCTATATCTTCTAAATCTATCGTAGCCGCATTATAAGCTTTAGATGTATTTGTTAATTCTTCTGTTGCAAATAACCATCGCGACGTTATAAAATGGCCATGTTCACGCAAAAGAATACTCCATTGTATCATAATGTCTTGTTCTTTAAATTGAGCAGCTAGATAAATTTTCATAGCTTTACTCCAAATCCCATTTTATCTGAAGTGGCGTTAAATTTGTTTTTAACTGCTTCAGCAAGATTGATATCTAAATGCATACAAATTAAATCAACACAAATGATAACATCAGCTAATTCATCAGCCAATTCTTTCTTTGTTGAACGCGACCCTTTAATACCTAACCGTTCACGCTCAAGCTTTTTAATTATATTGCAAGCTTCTCCTACTTCACCTGCCAATTCATTGCCGCGAAAAGCAAGACTTAATTCATTTTTAATATCCCACAATTGTTGTCTATCATAATTAGCGTCACGTAAATTAGCAAAATTCAAATCGGCAACCATTGTGGGCATCCTTCTTTGATGAAATCTTTCGGTATGATCCCGTTATGTAAACTACAAAACCATTCTGCATTTTCTACCGGGCTAGCATTACGACATGACCGGCAATTTTTTTCAGGCACTTCACCATCAAAACAAATGCCCTTCACATGACAATACTTACAATTAAACATTGCAGGATTTTCGCTAATGCGCGGTGGAGGCTCTTTAGCGAAGATAATGCTTTCTGCTTTCTTCTCTAACTCTGCTCCTAAATTCCAATCAAGCTCAACAATTTTAAAAGTTATATCACTATCGTTTTTATTTTCGATCATGTATAGGCCATACTTCAAGCCCATTTTATAACCGTATTGAGACATTTGAGCGTAGTGCTTTGGCTTAGCTTTTGCTACGCCTTCAGTATCTACCTTGGCATATCCTGATCCTGTATTGTTGGTTTTAAACTCATTGAGTAATACAAGATCAGATGACAATTGATAGCGGCTTGGAGGCTTACACATTCCATCCAAGCTACCGCCATAATGCCC